ATGCATAGGGGGGGTATGATTCGCGAGACCCCCCTCCCCCCTTTAGAAAGAGAAGGATCTCACGGAACCATCATGGCGTCCCCTCCATGAACTAAAAATCTTTTGTAACTTTCTTATAAATACCTAAAACATTCTCTCTTACTATCTCGTCTATCGCTTGCTCATTAGCAAGTTCTTGATCAGCATCCGACAGCTGGTCAGAGTCGGTCAAGATGCGTGCTAAGAAGTCAGGCGTATGGTAACCAGACGACGTGTCATATGCAAACCATGCAGGGTACTCATCGAAAGGATCATGTGGATTGTCAACTGTTGTTAGTCTTGAACGTAACACATCTTGATCCTTTCTATTAAGCAGTGGTTGCAGTGTCAAGAGTAGTAAGAGATACGCCAAGTGCAGAAGCTACCTCAGCTCTAGTGTAACCAGAAGCCAGCATTGCTTGTGCTCTATTAGTCTTAGTAGGAGTCATGAGCTTAACGCTCTTAGGTGCAGCAAGATCCTTAACTACATCCATGTCGGCGTTGTTAAGGATGTCACCAAGCTTGGACGCACTAACAGCGTTAGCTTGAATGGCTTCCCATTCATCAGATGTGATCTTGATTCTCTGCTTGCCTGCACCTGTACGAACACGAGCATCAGCAAGGGCCTGGAACTTAAGCTTCTTAAGAGTTTCTGAATCCATGTTAGGATTGTAGTCTCTCTTAGCCTTGATAGAAGCATTGGCTATTAGCTGGGCCTGGCGTTCAAGGGGCCGGTTCTTTACGGCGAGGGCTAGTTTAGCTTCAAGAGATTTAACTTGAACACCATACGTTTTCCTAGCAGAGGGCGATTGTTTTGGGGCGGGGGTTCTTAAAGCATCTAGTCTTGCCTGGTTAGCTAGCCCCTTCAACCTATTAGAATGATGGGCATAGATGCGTTCCACTGGTGTACCAGATGACAGGACGTTAGCATCTGTTACTTCTGCTAGCTTAGTACTACGAGTAGTAGCACTCTTACCTGTCCTGAAATTGACACGATTGGTAGGCTCAAACCTAAGCACACCAGTGTTGGGATCAACAGGCCCACCCTTACCTACAGTACGGGGCTTACGCTCAGGTACGTCTACTCTAGACTTAGCTCTAGAGATGAGGGTGGATGCGCCACCACTCTGATACTTCTGCTTGAGCTGCTTGATTCCATTGTCATTGTAAGACTGCTTATGATTAAGTCCATGCTTCTCTGCATCAATGACTACCATAGAATGCTTAACAGCACGAGCAAGCTCCGCTGGCGGGGCCTGACGAAGAGACATGTCCGTGATAAGGTTCGACACCTTACCCATCTCTGTCTGAGTATTCGTCATCTTCTTCATACCTGAGTATCCTGGATAGGATGACCTAGGATCGAAGCCTTTTAGATCAGCGAGAGCAGGATCTGAGCGTACTCTACGTTGATTGTTGGGGATGACGAGGACCGTATCTCCATCAAAATCTGCACCAGATAAACGTTCAGCAACAGTGTGATGAATCCCAATAGCATCACGAGAATTTCCAAGAAGTTTTCTTCCTTCTGCATTTCTGTTATTGACCACCAGTTCAGGAATTTCAAATGGGCCACCATGTGGGTGTCGAATCAGTACGACGCGAGATCCATTGGTATAATTAGGTGCATAGATTTGTGTTGGTTCGATCTTGGAGATGGGAAGGATAACATGGGTAGCTTGCTTTGGTAAAGCGGCTGCCTTGAGATGAACAGACGCAGCATCGGTACCAGCAGCGAAGTCCTCAAGCAAACGCTTACGAACAACAGGGTTAGTTAGCGCCTTGATCTCATCATGTTGTGCCTTTCGCTGCTCATAGGTCAGATCGAGCTGTGATCTAACGAGAGCAGGACTCTGCTTGGACAACATTTGAGAAGAAAGAGTTTTACTCCATTGCTCCCAGTTACCTTCATCATAAACGATGTTCATGGACGAAGTAACCTTACCGTTTGGTGTACCGATGTTGTCACCAATCTGACGGACAATGGTACCAAAGGGAAGTTCAGGATTCTCTTTATCCAAAGGCTTCAACGCGTCTAATTTATTTCCAGTGTTAGCTTTTTTCGTATTGAACTGAAGGTCTACACCATCAGGTAGATCATCCTTGTAGATGGCCATGCCTTTGATGTAGTGATCCTCGCCAACCTTGATGCGAACCTGCGCATACTTTGCTCCACCAAGAGAGACGTCTTTTACCCCTGGTCGAACAAAGACTACGCCATCCGCTTGCGCGCCACCATCTTCTTTGTACTTGATGTCAAGACGCTTTGGGTTGATACCGATAGGATCCTGAGCCCTACCGTAAGCTCTACCTCCATCATCAGAGAACCTACCAATAAACTGGATCTTATCTCGGTTAAGAAACACATCTCTCTGGGTGACACCGGGCGCGGCAAGCACCTTTACAGTGGTCTCCAACCCAGTACCGACCTGTGTGTACTTAACTGTGTGGTAAGAATATCCTTCTTCTCGAAGCATTGCTACAGCATTGGCCAGGCGGGTGGCAGAGACACCGTTACGACCAGCTACATTGATGTAGCTTTCAACACCAGTACCAACATCAAGGTAACCCTTGTCGGCTACCTCAGCCTTAAGCATGTCGGCAGTACTCTTAAGTACATCCGCTTTGTCCTTGGCTCCAGGAGCAAGCAGAGATCTGACTGTAGATTCGTTCTTGCCCATACGTTCACCAATGGCGACGTTAGACATACCTTTATCCTTCAAACGCTGAGCCATAGCAATATCGGCTTGACGTTGTCCGTTTGTGGCAATGGACTTGGCTGCCCTAAGTTCTGAGATAGAGACGTCCATGCCTCGAGCGATCTCGGATTCGCTGAGCCCATTCCCCTTCAAGTCATTAACAAAATCTATAAACTGCTTGTTACGCTTGTTAGGACTCGTGCTAACATTTTCAGGACCACCAGAGCCCCATGGATAACGACCAGACCTACGAAGGATTCCATAGTGGAGTAGGTCGTCTTCTTGCAACTGCATCAGATCTACCCCCTAATATCGCTCGGAAGCTTTCATTGCCTCTACCTGTTGGTCGAAATGAATAATAGTATCCATGACTTCAAGAATTGTCTCAACGAATGGAACGTGCACTCGAACCTCATCGCGTTGATAGATACGAAGCTCTATCTCAATGGATGTTGGGTCAACGGCATACTCTAGGCAGAATATCGCTGCGTATACCTCGAGTTGATGAAATGATGTAGCGACGATTCCTGTTTTGAGATCGTGGATTCGAAGTTTATTCCTACGAAAACCGATGGTATCGGCGGTTCCGAAACAATTATCCGAGTAATACAGTGATTGCTCGCACACCATCTTGTACCCGAGAGCGTCCTTGACATATACGGACAATGCCTTGTGCGAAGAGGACAATTTGATACCAAGGCGTATTGCTTCGTGGGCAAGACTGTGTAGATCAGTACCTCTCCGCGCTGACTGGTAGGATGCATAGCGTGCCTCCAGTTTTTGATCTGTATAATTAAGCCAATGATAATTACTAGGGCTAAGGAACGCGTGCTTACCCTGAAGACTCGAATGTTGATTGAAGATCATTTAGAACATCCTCCTCATTATCAGGATTAATGAAAGAGGCAAACGACATCTCATTAAACTTATCAACAAAATATCCTTGATTAGGCCTCGCAGATGCCGTGCGGCTCCTCTTCACTTCAAGCATGGCCCATCTATCACCATACAGAATAATTAGATCTGGAATGCCCGGCATCCAAGATGGATCAGTACGTATGATTGTACAACCAGGAAAAAGGTCTCGAAGACGTTTGACAAGATCAAGACGATACGCTGATTCGAGCATTAGCAGCTCCTTAGTCTCAAAACCTCAGGCTCATTCTGTTGATTATAAATGTCGAGGTATTCTTGAAATATGCCTTCGGGTGCATCAGTCACGATCACAAGCGTGGCACCGATAGACGCCGCGTTTGAATCGAGAGAACTCTGAATGTCTTGACGAAGATCGTTACCGCGTTCACAAGACAATTGTTTTTCGTCCAAGTAATATTTAACACCAACACCAAGCATCACAACAACGACGGCAAGTAACACATATTGAATGGCCGTATTAATGCGATTCCACCTTATTTGGTTTATCGCTGCTTCGAACGACTCACGAGTCTTAGTGAGTTCTGTGAGAATCCGTTCAACTTGCTCGTCGTTCACCTTAATCCTCCTTACTTGCGATCGTCTGTTCGTATACCACTGAGATCTTCTTTGGCTTGGATAACTTGATCCTCTACTCTATCCAATATTTCTGTCATTTTAAGGACGGCTAAATCAATTTGAAGACGAGCAGATTTGACTTGGGCTTCGGACTCTCTTCTACGTCGATGCCTTAAGAGGGGCATATCATGTACCACCAACACGGTTGTTCCCTTGCCCGCCGTGTCTCAACGCGTAACGAACTTCATCAAACGCTTTAGTATTAGTCTCTAATTGTTTATTAGATTCTTTAACCGCCGTAATAAGCTCCCGATCTAAGTCTTGCCGACCTTCAAGTACATCTGTGTTCCGAGAGATAGCGGGGAGTACTTTTGTGAACACGTCTTGGATCATAACGTCACGATCAGCAATAGCTTTATCTCTGTCCTTCAAAATGATAATAAACATCTTGTAAGCGAGATAAGCTAAAGCAACAACCCCAACACCAAGGGGACCGTATCCATACAGAACTTCTTCTGGAGTTGCTGCAAACATCGAATTCACACTCTCCCTTCATTATACAACATGTACGAGGCGCGGACTTGTATATACTTTAGATAAATTTGAACTCGCCACCTATAGGGAAGACTCTTGTGTGATTCATAAGTGAGTTCCTAACATCGGTCGCCAAACTCCCTGTGGCAATAGCTGCTTCTATAATGTTTTCGTGAACGATTTCAGTCATTATGTTTAAAACAGGGCCAGCGTACCACCATGATTCTTCACGACTAAATTGTTGCATGTATTTCCAAGCGAACCATCGAGGACGCCACACAATGTTGTCGGCATGAAGATTATCTCGATCCCCATCCATGATAATCGGTGTATTAAATATCTCAGTTTTACCTTCTACAAATTCTCGAGCAACCAGTCCTCGGACAGCGCGACGATGTTGACGACCATCTTGCCATAACCCAACCGTTAGTTCTCCAGTCGCGTTATGCGATAACCCCATCTCTGTGTCTCGTTGGAGATTCATCACTCTACCATGATTTGACACAGCATACATTCGAAACTCTGAAATGACACGAAATTCTTCCATTTCTCCTCCAAACGGCAAAAACCGTACAAATGTACACTTTTTAGGGTATAAAAAACTTTGTATAGAATTTGCGCTTTGTATATAGTATTAGCTCTATTTATACATATTCTATATACATACCTATTATATAATACTATAGTAAGTAATATATATAGCTATTTGTACAAGAACGGTTGTTTTCCCAGGTCAGAGCCCGGCAAACTACCGTACAAATCGAAAACAAAGTGTACAAAACGCATATTATTTGCCGGAAAGCTCGTTTTCAACCCACTTCTCGAGCTCTTTTCGCTCATTAAAACTCTTCTTTGACGACAAATAATATCTAATTGTACGGTCGACATAAGACCCCGATTGGAGCACATAATAGTACAGATTCGTGTAAGATGTGTTCAATCTGTCGATGCGTCCTTGGGCTTGGACGAAGTTTTTGTAAGAGTATGTGAGAGAATAGAACGCCATTGCGTCAGTAGCTGTGCAATTCCATCCTTCAGATCCGGCGGTATATTGCACGAGGTACACCCATGACATCGATGTGGGAACCTCTTCGTGTTTGTGTCCGTTCCATTCGTAAACATCAAAATCCTCCTTCAAAGTCCGTAGAATTTCTAACTCATAGTCGAAGTTGTAGAACACAATCAACCGCGGATGGAACTTCAGAAGCAGTCTGATCGCCTCAATACGAGATCGATGAGAGTTCACAACCATCCGCATGTATCGCCACAATTCCGCAATATCCTTGAAAGGACGGTTCTCGCTATGATTCCAACGCTCCTTCTGTATAGATCTCTCAAGTCCCTTGTAGTATCCCACCTCAAGCCAATTCACTATCCTCTCTGTGTGTTTGATGTATGGCATCTCCACAAGGACCTCATTGCGTAACCGCTCAAGTCTTTGCTCACCGATGTACCCAATGATCTTAGGGAACTTTATATAAGGAGCATAGACAACATGTCGACGTTTGAAGTCGGTGACATTCTTATACCACCCATTAGCAATGAATACGGGGGCGTAGTCGAGCCATGTGTCTCCAGGAGTTGCGCTAAGGAGTATCCATCGGTTGTCCCTAGCAATTCTGAGAAAAGATTTAACCCACGCGCCATGTCCGACAAGCCTCTGTTCGTCAAAGATAAAGAACGAATCTCTAATGTTTTCGTATCGTCCAATATTATTCCATGAATCAATAGTAAGTATTCCCCCAACTGTACTATCCCTACTACACCCAATCCCGAAGTGACTGGCCTCACCCAACCACTCGAGACTATCGCGTTTTTTAGCCGTTGTGATAACATAGACATCCTTAGGCTTCTCATACTTCATATAGTATGCCATTGCGGTAGCAGATTTACCACTACCTACGCCACCATACAAGATTCGTCCATTACCAAGACTATCCAGAGCCTCGATCTGGTGAGGCATTAGTTCGATCATTATCTGCCTCCTCCAAAACTATATACAAGGGTCAAAAAAGATATTGAATGTAGGAGCCCCCGGCGAGGACCCCTACAACATTCAATGCCCGCAGATGATGAACCCGTACGGAACGCAATGCTGGCGCTCGTAGGGAACCCAGCTGTTGTTGCTACCTGGAGGACTGACAGCCACCCAATACTGGAAGCTGTTTCCGAAGAAGTCCTCGCGACAGTAGTAACCGATGATCCCAGGCCAAACGCCGTAGACGTTCGAGTGGGTAATCGTCATGCCGGTGCTCTGGCGATGCTTCGAGCAGTACCAGTACGACTCATTCGACTCATTGTGAGCCGCCGCGGGAGTTGCCTGCACGACAAGCAGACCAGAGAAGGTCATGCCCAGTGCAAGCAGGATTGCAACAATACGCTTACGCATGTTGTGTGTTTCTTTCTGTTGGAGAACCTGTGGGATGTGGAGGCCCTGGGCGCCCAGTGATCGCTGGACTCTAAGATCCCCTGACCCCCACCTTCCCAAAGAAATACGTAACCGTGCTTAGGTACGCTGTCTTAGGTTTATTGCGCAGTATGCAGGCTGAAGTTTCACTACTTCATTTAATCTCTCAACTATAGAAGAACCTGCATACTCCGTCACATCGTAGCCCGGAATCTCACCTCCAAGCTTTGCTACCAAGCTGAGTACCTGGCATACTTCGATCCCATCTCACAAAGTGAGGGGGGTAGTCACGATGCCGATTTTTTGTCCCTCCTTGAAGCTTGCAACACTTCAAAGTTTCGGAGTACCTTCTCCGCTTACGTAGCAGGCTGGTAGGTGCTAACCCCCATTTACCCAACAGACCACGGCACCTGCTACCGCTCTGAGCCTAAAAACTATTTAACGTCGCTCAGACGACGTCTAGTTGGTCCGCGTCTTCATCGAACCAGGACGAGTGCACTTCTGCTTCTTGTCCAGAGACAGCGCGTCGTATGCAGCTTGACGCTTCTCCAGACGAAGATGCGCCTTACGCAACGACTTGGAAGGCACAAGACCGTTCGTAGCCCGAGAACCATCACGACGTCCACGAGAGCGCTTGGCGCCTGTTCCGGTGTTAACTCGCTTAACTTTCATGCACGAACGCCTCTCTGCTCAGAGGATCAACGGATCGAAGATCCTGTACACCTTCGATGAGTTCCAAGCTCTTGATGTTGGCAGGGTTCACCGCGAAGACCATCTGACGGGAAGTGCCGGTACCCTTGTAGAACTTGATCAGGACGTCGTCAGCAGAAGGAGTGGTGACATAGTCGCACTCGACCTCCTCTTCACCCCCGACAAGTCCGCTGTACTTGATTCGATACTTCTGCAACTTGGCCTCCAAAACTGGTTTTGCACCATCTGTATAATGGCTGTGACTGATATGATCTGGTCTGTGATCCCACACGATGTTAGCAACTTCTTGATCACCGATTGAATCGACAAACACAACCGTTGCAGGCCGCCAATAGATGTCGTTATCTCCAACATCTCCCGTAACGCGCCACTCTCCATCAGGATCGAAGAAACGTCTACGATCTCCGAGCTTCATGCCGGAACCCAGGTGAATGCGATGTGTGCGTTGGCGACAGGACCGGGAAGGTTCTCTCGAATCCAACGCTGTGCGAGCTTGGGCGTAGGTGCAGGAGTGTGAGGAATCGTTCCCCGAACGCCTGCGGTGATGGTGTCTCGAACCAGCTTCGCGTGACTCATGATCGTGCATGTGTCGAAAACAAAATGCCCTGCCTTGGAGGTCAGAGTGAAACCCTTATCGTCGTTCTGCATTAAGACTCCCTCAAGGTTCGTTGTGAGAAATGGACTCATCAGAATGGCCTGACAGAACCGATAGCGAGGGGCAAATCGATTCCCGCAGACAGTAAGAATCCTCCACGGCGGGCAGAGTTCTTAGCATCCTGACGAAGGTTTCTGTTCCGGGATAGCCACCGTTCCAAGGGTCTATCTACCAAAACAGAAAGAGAAGGAAAGGTGTCGTTCGCGGCGACACACTCTCCTTCATTATACTACATGTTTTTGTCGCGAGGTTAGTTCATACTCGGGTCAACCTCACCGTCAACGTCGTCAACCCCATCGACCATCTCCACTATACAAACATGTTTGTCATGTTCAGAAGTCAGAGTACAACGAACCTCAACAGGACCACGACCGAAGTCAACCTCAGCCCACAGATCACAGTTCAGATCCTCAGGCTCAGTAGCTTCGAATTCGTACGGCATCAGCCACCACCCTCAAGGAAATCAAGCCAAGGCTGGATGGTCTCGTCCTTCTCCATGAACTGATCTGTGAAGACCTTGCGCGAGTAGCAGCGGATGTTCTCGCCCATCTTGGTCATGAAGAAGCCGGGGTAGACGCGGAACACGTTCGGGACCAGGCGTCGATCCACGAGGATGTAAGGGGTACCATCCTCCTTCTCCTTCAGATCGCCAACATGCTTGGCCACCTCCTCAATGTTCTCAGTAGTAATCTCGATAGCCTCCACAACGAAAGGCTTACGAACAAAAGTGGTGGTTTCCATTACTTCTCCTCGTCTTCGAGCAGCCAGTCGGCAACTCGCATAATTTGATCGATGTGCTGGTCCACTGCTGAGAACCACGCGTTTGCTACTAGCACGTTACCGGTGGCTCGATCCTTAAGACCGTGCTGCTCGATAACAGGCTTCACTGCCGCAGCTGCGGCATACCACGCGTCAAGACGTTTATCCATTAGTGCTCCTTAATTAAGAGAGGTTCTTTGGGTGACGAAGTTCCCGAAGGATCTCTTCAAGAGGCGTCGCAGGAACGTTCGCACTATTCCTCGTTGCATGACCGATCTCTTGAAGCGTCACAAAGTACCTGATTCGCAAAGGCAGCTTCGATGCGATGACAGTAGCAGCCCAATCTCGAGTTCTCCTGAGACGTTCCCCAAGACTCATAGCCGGAATGGTCCAAATGGTAAAGAACTTCATTAACTCTCCTTAGGTTGGCTAATTCCTTGTGCTATCTCAAAGACATCAACCACATGCTCAGGATGAGAGGCGCCTAGAACATTCCATCCGCATATGCAACCACTTGTGCTTGTGGCTTGATGATAGGTGAGAACTAACACAAGGAGATCTCGATGATAATGGACCATCAGATTGAAGGATCGTTGATCTGATACTTACGCTCGAGTGCGTCCTCCTCAATGGTCACGAACAAAGACTGAATATACGCCTTCGTACCGGACTTGTCACCGACCATCCAGTCGTATCCTCGACAGATGAGGTCCACTGTCTTGATGTCCGCGTAGTCCAGAACCTCTACCGAATCTTCGTTGAGTTGTGTTCGGCTGGTAGACGTGAGAAGCACCACACGGGGAGGACGGTTCTTAAAATTAACAGCAACAGAGATGTAAGGAGTATCAGTATCTCCCTCATCCCGAGCATCCAGATATTTAACGTTCCATCCATCCTCGAGCATTTGGACAGCCACGTCATCCGATAGAACCACCGCGAAGTTGCGATCACCCTCTCGATTATACTGACCTTCCTTACCGGCGAAGTTTCGAAAAATGATTCGCGCGTCCTCCACCATGAATGTCTTTGCTTCGTCAGCCATCAGTCCACCTTCCTCAAAGAAATAATGTTATTGAAATTAAAGATGTGCCCGTAGGGACCCTCTAGAAATAAAACGCGTCCTTCTCGATCGGTGATGGAGCGCTTAACATCGATCTTTGCGACGGAATCATTTACAAACCGTATTTCATACAGACCTTTATCAAACATAATTCTCCTTCAGCAGCCAATACTTGTCCTGATTCATCTTCACGCGACTATACCAATCGACTTCCTTTTCCCATCCTTCTCGACAGAACAGGATCTCTCCGCGGTCGTGAATGGCAATGACCATACCTTCATTATCGAAGAGCACGTGGTCCCAAAGCCAATTGCGAATGTTGCCTTTGTCCATCTCTTTATTGTATGGATCGAACGACCTGCGAATAACGATCGTGGCCATGTCAGGAGGAAGAGTGTTCCAAAGGATCAGCCCGCAATTCTTCTTATAACCAGACTGAGGGTTCTGCTGATGTCCCTTGGCATACACGTCCGAAGCAAGCTCCATCCCCCAATGAATCTGGTTCATGGAACGCATGGGTTCGGTACGAATAAGAAGTCGATCAGACATAATTCTAAGTCGCCGACTTATTCTGTTAAACATGATTAATCCTCCCGCTTTCCGGCCGGCTTAACATTCTTACCAAATGTCAGCAGACAGTCAAGTTGGAGATCAGCACTGGCCGCGATGTATTCAGCATGGGTTTCGGTCTGGATGTATATCGTCCCATCAGCGGGATCTCGATGACGACAGATTACTTCGTCACGAACAATATCTCTGCTGGGACCACCCCGAGAGAATGACTTCCAATTATAGTCGACATTGGTGTATACGATTACCACGTCTCCGTGGGTAATTTGCTCCGCGGGAACGCTGATAACTCTATGATAATCTGACATTAGTCCTCCATTAAGTTATGAATTCGTCGAACGGCACATATCGTTCAATCGCAGCAATAGCTTCGTTCTTCAAATCCTCGAAATAATCCATATCTGTGAACAGGTCACCAATGGGATCCCTGTACAAAGCCATGTCTCTATCGATCCAAGAATGACCTGTGGTGCCTGTCACGTGGTACTTCTGGCCATCCTTGATACGCCAGAGAGTTCCACCATCATAAGTAACAGGCATAAAACTACCAGTACGACCTACATGCCGCATTCCGGACACGTCTCCATCACCGGCCATATCGAGATAGATGCGACCCTGGATGACGTTCTTCGTCTCACACAAATCGTCAAAGTCAACGGACTCGTGCGAGAACAATTCCTTATAAACGTACGGATGTTGGAATTGCGCTCCGACAGCTGTCCACTTGCCCTCGCTACGAGCAATATATACCGCGTCATTGATAAGACAGAACTTATCATATGTCGTCTCGTGTTCGAACTCGTATCCATATTTCCTCCCGAACTCCATCACGAACTCAATAATTTCCGGGGTAGCGTTAGGGATCTTGATCGAGTCGGTTTTGATGTGGACGACTTGATGAACCTGATCCTGTACAGCATGTTTCAGGTCAATCATAAACAAGGCTCCGCGCTTGGCAACGATATTGTCGACATTACGGTTATCCTTGAACATGTTGGGGAATCTCGCGCTTGTCAGTCCGTAGACAATGTTGATAACAATTTTGAGCGCAAAACTAAGATCCTCTGCGTCATCCACAGAACCGACAACAAATTTAGCGAGCTTACCGTCAAGTAAAAGAGCGGCTGCCTCGTAGTCCTTACGTTTAATTGCCAGACGGGCTTCTTTGAGCTCGGAATATTTGGCAGTGTAAGGTCCGAAGAGAGTGAGCTGTTCAATACTAGTTGGATGCATGGACGCAACGTCCAGAACGGCCACATCTGTATAGTATCCCGGCTCAGAATAGACATATCCACCCTCACCAGGCTCCTCTTCGTGATAAGTACTTGACTTACCATCAAAACGGTAACCGGGAAAATCCACAGAAAGATCTGTGTAAACGAATTGTCGTTGAGGATGTTTATCGTCGCCAAAGATAATACGAGCAGTATGCTGCTGAGTCGTATGGTTAACTGACAAACCAGAGAGCTCTGCAAGAATCTGCCTAGCGACGAAGTCCTGCTTACGAGCGTTGAAGACAGCCTCTGTAGAAATAACATCATTGACACAATACTCCTCCACTTTGGACCACAGCTCTTCATCCACAGGTTCGTCCCAAGGAATATCCAACTCGACATGGAAGATACCTAGTTCGATTTGGAATTTCTTGAGCCCCTGCTTCTTAGAACTGAAGTCATAAATATCAGCATAAGAAAGGTTGTACGCTTCGCCAAACATATGATTGAAATTGTCCTTTGAGATGAGCTTTTGACTCAGTTCAAACAGCTGCTCAAGAGTATGCCCAAGGTATCTGGCGTACAGAATATGATTGTCGTATCGACGGTTGTTGAAGCCCACAAGTTTCTGTGAGAGAAGAGGTTCAATATCCGACGCGCTAGGATTAATCATTCTTACGACGGTGGCAACATCTGCAGTCTTCCAACAAACGACAAAGAGGTTTGGATAAACCTCAACGTCGAAGAACACGATTGGAGAATCGTCCTCAGCCGGCTCAGGCATGCTGTCCTTGCCGACGAACTTCATCGACTGCACAGTCTTGATACAAGCACCGGCTTGATTCGTACTCCTTGCAGCAAACGACAAAATCACAGGCTTGAGGTCTTCGACATTATAATTAAGATTATCTCTATAAGCTTCCTCCAAGATATGATGAATGAAGTCGATCGATGGCTTCGTGCCAGGATGAATCTCCTTACGAAGATTACGATCGATCAGGTCCCTGAGACCCTTCTCCGTCTTTACACTGTTGGTATCAAGCACAGGCTTCTCTTTTCTTGGCAGTCCTCCGCTTATCGTAGATATACCCAAGTTATTACACTTTGTGAGCTTACGGCGAAGAGAACTGTCACCCAAGAGCGATTTGATCTCGATGCCCACGTCCAGAACGTTAGAAAGTTCATGCACGTCGCCGCGATAAATATAATGAAGATGAAGTCCTTGTCCACTTTTACTCACCTCCGCGTATGTGGGTGGCAACTCTGAAGCTGCCGCAATATTCAACTCAAGGTCCTTTTCGCCATCCTCATCAACCAAGTCAAAGTCTATGACGATATGTTCTTCTGGGACCTTGACGAAGTGGAGTTGTTTGGTATCCAACGCACTCAAGGTCGTTGATACATCAGTCCACTTCCTGGCCGGAGCTCCCCCAGGCCGTGCATACTGAGCGGGCGCCGAGGGGTAAGCAACATCAAACGCCGAATCGTTGCTTCCGATCTCAACGACATAGGAAGTATCCGGGACAAAGCTCGGGAGTCCCTGTCCAGGGAGGCCTTTGAAATCAAGGTAAACGCTTCGGATTTCCCTCTCACCGATATGATGACGCTCCTTGAAGTCTCCGAAATAACTGTGAAGTTCGTCACGGATCTCGTGATATTGGAGTCGTTTGACAATGTTCATCTCCTCACAATATTCTTTGTACATCTCCCAGATTTGCTTGAGGCGAATGCCGTCAGTGCTCTTGAAGATATCAAAGTTGGCTTCGATGAAGTTATAGAAAGTATCAGTCAACATCATCATCTTTGTCGGGACATAATTCTCGTAGTAAAATTTGCCCATCTCGTTGTAGCGATTCAAGCACTTCTGTGCAATCGCGCCCAACTCAAAGTTGATGTTCTCGACAAGGATATGATACCTCGCAGGAGACACGGTGACGCCCGTGGGATGAACGTCAATCAAGCGTCTCGTGTTACCAGCCTTCGCGTCCGTGATCTTTACCGGCTTGTTTGTACCGACGATCAGAAATGCATTGGGCCTGACTGTGAACGCGGACCGATACTTAGCGTTGATGAGCATCGAATCATGTCCGACAATGGAGTTCAACCGAGTATTGTCTTCAATCCGAGATAGATCAGCATCATGCTGAATAGCAACAAGCGGATTGTGCTCGAATGGTTCCATGGCAAACGTGCCGTTGTTACTAGTAAGAGTCTTAGCCTCAAAAGTAGCAACGTAGCCGGCGAACAATCGTTCGATAATACCAATAATAGTCGATTTACCAGATCCTGGTGGGCCATAGAAGACCAAGAATTTCTGGATCCACTTAGAAGCTCCAGATACAATTGCTCCAATCGCCCACTCGATCTTATCTCGTTCTGCTGGAGAATATAGAACGTTGACAAGCTCATCCCAAGCATCGGTCTTACCCTCCTCCAAAGAATAAGGGAGTCGCTTACTAACGTAATCTTTCTTGCTGACTTCTGTGTTGGCAAACGTCAGTGTCTCATCAAGTTGACGAAACTTCGACGCGTCAGGAAGGTTTCGAACATATCGATTGAAGCTCTCCCAGCTACCCGTACTGAAGTTTCTTGTGAGAAGGGGCTCAATGATAACACCCTTCTTCTCTGCTTCTCCCACGAATTCTACCAAGTCATTATCCACGATACGCTGAATATGGTATTCGTTTGTAGACCAGGTGCTACGTTCTTCATCCCAGACCGCGTAGAAACTCCCACCACGGACCATTAGATCTTCGTAGTGATCGACAATCCAATCAGGGTAAGCCTGCTGAAAGCCTTTGGCTTCTTTAGTCCTTATTTTATAGAAGTCCATGGCCTCCCCTTTACGGCAATCGATTTTGGTCCACAAGATAGTCGCAGAATTGCTGCCAAATTTCTTGTTCGGTCTGATCAGTTTGTGGCTCCCTCAAGGGGAATAGCCCACCATCACCATCGTCTCTATAAGTCCTCCAAAGAAGCATCTCAATAGTATCTTCGATTTCTCCAGGTTCAACACCCGACGCGTCATTAGCCTCTGCAAGGTTTAAGTTAGTCAAGAATTCCCAGAACCATTGCCTAGCTGGGACCCCTGTATTTTTCTCAGCTCTCCTGGAAAACGCAATAAGCATCTCGAATACGGAGCAAGGAATCTGCGTCCTCCATTCTACATCGTCAGGGATCTCTCCCATGATGAGAAATTCTCTACGCAATTCTTTACCGTCTTCGGCCCTATTATCATCCCCAGACAAAAACCATACAAACTCTAAATTATGAAGCGTCTTAAACAACGTGTCAAAAGTTAATGACGGCGTCGGGCGTCGAATATGTAGGACTTTTGCATAGAGCCAGTTGAAATATAGGTTTTCAAGAGGCTCACTCATAACGGCCTCTAATCCGGAATCTTACTTGGTTTATTCGACCAACCTACAGCCAAGTCGGCCGCGCCGTCGGCGATTTCCTCTAAATAATCTCTCTGCTGCCTGGTCAGTTCACGACCCGTCGTCGGATCAATGTTCCAGTCAAGGATCTGAAGAGCATTGGAGACATAGCTTCGAAGCGTCATCGCCCCAAGAAGATCACCTTCACGGAGAACGAAGAACGATCCTTCTGAAAGTTTTACGCCCTTACCGCGTCCGTAAACAGAGTACTTATGTTCAGTCAGCATCTGGGCCTCCCATCCGGAATTTGGGCATAGAATGCTTCAAGTCACCTTCCTCGAACTCTTCCTCCGCCTCAATCCCAAGAACCTCGACCTGATAACTGCCTTCATTTCGAGTGATTTCATACTCAGCCTTCAGAGATTCGTTTCGGATGTATACGACGTCCGAGTCTCCCGAACCACGCCCAAATTCCAGACGCCCGACGATCTTCTCTGGGGCGTAGATGGGAACCCGCGCCTCATCACAAAGGACGTTATCAGCCGCAAAGTACTCCAAACAACTCTGCTGATAATTAGTCTCCCCTGCATGAAATTCCTCCTTATGAATCACATATGGAGCATCCGGCCCGCGGTCAAGCTCTTCCTCTCCCTGATTCCAGTCGTCCTCAAACGCTTCGAGCTCTGACTCAGGATCTTCGAGTGTTTGGAAATACTCGCTTTTGATGGGTCGAAACGGCTCTGGCTCAGGATCATGGGGTTCCCCCACAGCACTAGTCTTGACTTCTAGTTCATTGCCAACCAGTTTAGTGGATAGCACATAAGGCGTACTAGGCCGGCTAATCTGCTCTTCAGCAGCGCGGGCGAAGTCAAGCGCAAGTTGAGCCTTGCTTTCAACACCTCTTTCAATATCGATAACAAGGGTCTCTTCGATCTCGGTAGTGGTTACCTTCACCCTCCTTGAGCAGATAAGATAGCCAACACCAACACCGGTGACGAAAGAGAGAGCCCCAACCGCAGCTGGGACCCTCAATTCGTCTCTAAGGTAGAATTGCATCTTGATCTCCTAGATCTTGTCGTAAATGACTCCATCAACGTTGAAATCTAGGAGGATGCTCCTCTCCCAACCATTGATGAACTGAGAATTCACTGCTTCGTACATACCAAAGTCGATGTAGTTGTCACCGTTCTTTCCGATGACCCATCCGACCACGGCTCCTGCTTGGCTACGATCAATACCAAGCATGTCGTACACCTCGTTAAGAAACAGATGACCCTGGGCTCTCAGCTTCTCGTTGGCGTAGTTCTGCTGGCATTGGACGTACAGACGGTTGAACTCGGCGTTCTTCTCCCAGTGAGGACTTGCCTCATCGAAGAAGCGCGCGTACGCCGACCACTTGTTAGGATCTGCAACTTCGGATGTCTCACCGGTCGTAGCGTCGATGGCATTGACCTTAGCGTGATAAATAGCAAGCTCTCGCTCTGCGCCAAGTTCCTGCACGACGCGCTCACGGTAGTCGTCATACGCCTTGGCAACCGCGGCGTATGCAGCCATCAGAGCCGTATTACGACGACTCAGATTGACATGAGAGCTGGTAAGCGCTGTGACGGAAAGAATACCAAGCCCAATAGCCGGAGCATACAACCGAACAACCTTATATCCGGCTTTGACGTAGACGTACGCGGTATCTCCGTCCAACTCCGACTGCTTGTACTGTTGGATGCTGTCGGGGCCGTCTTCTTCCTTCCACGTCTTGTAGTTGGCTCGAAGCTTCTTGATGTCAGATATGTCGCCTTCAATCACCTCAAGCGTCTCTGGCAGCTTCAAAGTGGCTCGGCATGCCAGAACAGTGCTGGTCACCGATCCCGCAAGTCCAAAGCCGAACATGATATGAGGAGACTGCTTCTTCAGAATCAGCTTTCTACGATTGACTCGATGGCCAAGAGTAGGTGCTGCCTTCTTGACTAGCATTGCAAGTACTGCATTATTCATCAGATTTCCTCCAGAGGTGGGAATGAAATTCGCCAACCTTCTCGGACCTGTCGAACTTCGATAGATGAAAGATTCGTCCATCCCCACTTGTTATCGACATGAGAAGAAGGAAGTCCGAGCAGTTCATTAAGCTCTGAAACAGACACAACTTCATACATGTCCACAATATCGGTGAGACGTTCAACGACTGTATCGGCGTCTGACCTAGACTCTACGATGACATCCTCAAAGGACTTTCGACTCTGAGTCCATCGATCAATAGGTCTCTGATCAGGCAAAGACCGGCTTTGAGAAGATATACCTCGATTGATAGGGTTGTTGTATTGGACTCTAGGGGAGTAACTATTCGTTGGGCGACGACGATGCACAGAATCACCGTAGATAAGTCTATCGGTTCCCCTAGAAATAGTTTCCACAACGAGATTCCTCAGCGCGGGTAGAAGAACCTCTGAAACAACATACTGTCCCGCTGTGTTGATATCCCCACCAAAGAATATAGCCTTGACCCTGCTACTAATTGTCTTGGGCTTAGTGATGACATCGCCAGTAACAACCTTCTCAAGGTCCTTCGGTGGTAGAGCTTTATCCGATTTATCTTTATTAGAATTCCCTTGATAATCAGGCATCATGCTCCTCAGAGAACGGGCGGCTTCGGCGGGCGCATAGGCAGAGGCGGAAGACCCTTAGGCTTGTCCTGCGGACTAAGATTGTTCAGCTCAGCAGCCAGTTCCGTCGGGAGAATGCCCATGATAAAGTTGGCCGCAGACGTCTCGTTCGTACACAGCTCCATGAACAGGACATCATACGCAGCCGACTGAGCAAACTCATCACGAAGCTGTTCGGTCTTGATAAATCGCTTACCGTCCTCAGACTTGACGCCATAGGAGTCCAGAACAATTTTCTTGAACTCTCTGATCAGGCTCTTCATGTCCTTCGAGGCGATGATCTTCTCGACCGCAGCCTTAAGGCCATCGACTTCGGACACCTCCATCTCAATCAGCTCCGCGCGGGAGATGTTGAAATAGAATTCTTCAGTGACCTTAACATCATTGAAGTCCGTAAAAGTAATATTACGCTTGAGCATGTTTTTCCTTAAAGTTGAAGACAAAAGAGAAAACCCTTGTTAGGGTCCTCCCTTTGTAGAAGTTGTTTTTACTAAGACTTCCGGGCTCGATAGGCGCGAACAGCGCCGTCGTAGACGCGGTCAGCCAGCTTGTTAGCTGCGAAGGCAGCAACGCTGCCAAACATGAGCTTTCCAAACTGATGCACGACCGGCAGGTCTTCGACTGCGGGGGTGTCCGTGCTCTCATCGTTCTCGGTCATTCTAGTTCCTTTCGGTAGACTTCTCACTATAGCGTGTGTAAAAACTGCGAATTACTTCAAGTATTCCCAACTCAAAGCATCGAACATAGCGCCCCAATCATTTTGAGTGGCAGCGTGAGTAGCGACCCATCCGACTTCTGACAGAAAGAATTCGTACATAACTCTGTCTCCTTAATTAGAAGCCCTTCACATAGTTGTAGTTGAACGCAAGACAAGGCTTTTCATCATGCAGAACCGTGGAGAACTCAAGTTCCATCAGCTTTAAAGATTCCCATCCAGATTGCCCAGAACTCATGGTGTTTTCCAAGCCAATGATGTAATAGAAATCGTCCAGAGTCGCGTAGTCATGCTTCAACATTCTGGCGTTTATCTCATTCATGGCCCTGTTCAAAGACGCCATGTCACTGTTGAAATATCGACCAGTGAACAACTCGCAGCACAAGACCGTTCCAGAACCTGCGATAATCGCTGTAGGAGGATTGTCTTTAACCCGCTTTTCAGCAATCTTGGCTAGGAGCGTCTTGTCTTTGCGTTCTCCGAATTCTTCGACAACTTCAGCTCTGTAGTTCTCATAAGCTCGCTGTGATACTGCGAGAGCCGTCTGAGCCGCCAAAGTTTTTCTTGCATCGACATGCTTGATGCCTGCAATGAATATAATCGTAGTTGCCGCGGATGCCGCACTTGGTATGTATAGCTTCCAGACAAGTAGTGCCCTCTCTTTCAACTCCATTGCTGGGTCTTCGCTCTCAAGTCTGTGAGCGGCTCGGTACCCCGCTTGACTTGCCAAATATGCGGTTGAGAGAACACCAACACTGGCTCCGATTGAAAGCAATATCGATGAGTTATCTTTTACGAAGCCTTTGATCATTAACCCTCCTCGATTGGAGCTCTCCACATTTCCCACTTCAAGGCGCGATATCTGCTATCGTCAAATAGGAGTGCAAGCAGCCATCGTACTTCACCGTAATCCTTGTGGAAACTGTTATTAATACCGATATTTCGATCAAGCCATTGAAGATTGTGTATCTCGTCAATACGCTTTCTATAATCGGGCACATCCATGCAATCTAGAAGTACCCGAAGTCTAGTAGCGACCTGCCAAGCTTGAACGAAATATAGAAAATCCTGAACTCCGGATAACCACGACATTTTCAATAACATCAGGGTGCCGCCCACATGAATATGCGCAAACTTGCCCCAAAGATCAGGGAAAAGAGAGGCATACAAACCAATACCAACAGGAAGGCCACAAAATCTTGAGCCAACTTATCCATCTCACTCCTTAGCGTCGCGTTCGATTCGAGCAACGATTTGTCCCGAGAGGTACCATCGGTCGCTATCAGGGAGCCGTATCGCGCCTTGGATCGACAATTCATGATAAACAGACATAATTGCTTTGCCTTGTGTCTCAGTCGGGAATTCCTTGTGAGGCCATCCGAAGAGGACAGTTCTCTCAAGCTCTCGGAAAACTTCGCCAATTGTCGTGAAATCCTCACGAAGCTTTTGGAAATCAATTTCAGCCATTACACCTCCATTATTTATACAGCCACACAGCTTGTGCACGGTATAAGACGTACAAGTACAGAACGAATGCAATCACACACCAGATAGCAAGCGCGATTGCGACGTAATTCCAACCTCTCTCACCCACAGCGCGTCAGTCCTTCTCGCATCATGGCGTCCCGAGCCTCTGCGGCACCTGTGTCAGGATCGAGATGGACTCCGTCGATGGCGGAGTACTGAGGACTCGCTTCGAGGATCGGCTTCCAGTCCACCAGGACGACATTCGAGTTGTCCGAAGCGAACTTGTCGATCCAAGAACGGAGTGCGTTCATAGAAGCCAGAGGACGGACAATATAGTTTGCCGGAAGCACCCACGGCTTGACGATGACGACACATGACTCATCGGGGACCTTGTTTTGCAGAAGGTCGGTCCAGATCAATTGATCCTTGACCGTCCACAGATGATCCGCAGCCCGATAGATCTCGTTCAGACCCAAAGCCCAAACAAGATTGTCAACCGTACCGTCGGCGAGAGCCTCAGGGACGCGGTCGATTGCGGCCTCTCCATACGGGTTGTAGTCCGCGGAGGAACCCGGATCGAAATTGCCGTATGTGTGGAACGTAGAAATACCAGTCATCCAGTAGGTGTTGAACGTAACGGAGTCACCTTCGAGATGAATGGTCCCCTCCGTCTGAGGGGGGTAGTTGGGAGTGACGATCGGAGCCGGCTCACAAGCCGTACAAGCAACCGCCACCATTGCTGTCAGAGCTACGACGATACGTCGAACCCACATTTGTTTCTCCTAAGTAGTGTCCAAAAATGAAATGAGAGGTCTAGGGTTAACGGCCCAACGAAAACCGTTATTCAGTGACTTTTGTCACTACCAGGTGGGTGGGGTTTAATCCACACATTCGTGTCTCACCTTCCTCTCACTATATGCCATGTAAAGCTTGCGAAAAGGAAAGCCTCTGTGGCTATCCTCTTTGAACTTCATTATCGGTTTCGCATCTCTCGTGCGAAGATCCAGATGAGGAAGAATCCGCCGGTCAGCACCGTCAGGGTGACATCGACGAGAAATCTTCCAAATCCGTACTTCTTCTTGCATTCAGACATTGCGTCCTCCAAAGATAGTAGTTCTCATTATACGCCATGTAAACCTTGCGAAAAAGAGAAAGCCCTTGTGGCTCTCCCTTGAGATTCTTTGGATCAGATCGACTACTTGATCTTGTTGACGATACCTCGAATGACTCGGTATCCGGTGTAGGCCATGGATGCGATTGCAACCTTGCCAACAACCTGGATATACAACTTGCCATTGAGGACATCATCAGCAATTTCTTCGTTTGTCTTCATCTTGTCTCCTTGTAGAGTTCTCATTATAGAGCATGTAAAACGTGCGAAAACCTAAACCCCTTGTGGGGATCTAGGCCTGAACTTCACTTGGACAGTCTGTTTACAGCGATCTTGCGGACGGTGTCGAACAACATGTATGATCCCACGACTGTGATAGTCAGGAAGCACAGGGTGTTCGCAGTTTGGTCCACCCTCTCGGTGATCTCTTCTGCGCTGTAGCCTGCCTCTTCCATGGCGTCTTCGCGGTTCTTCTTGCTCTTCTTCACCAGGCCAACTTCGATCGTTCGATTGAACATCTTGGCTCCTTTGTGATAAGTTCTCATTATATAGGCTGTAAATATAGCGAATTGTTTACCGAAACCTTCCCCCCGGGTATTTTTCACGTGAAAAACGACCATTTCGTCTGAGAGGCCTCTATTTTGCGTTCTAAGCCATTTCATACGATTCCGGGTATAAGCACCCATTTAACCCATCTGGAGGCCCTTACACAGCAACACAGAGGGTGGTTTTTTCGGAAAATCGCAAAAATTTAGATCGAGTGTAAATATTGCGGCAAAAATGAGAAGGAGTGGTATTTCACACAGACCCGATCGTAAAATCGGCGGAATCTTTCTCAAACGCTCTTAGGCGTCGCGTCCTGCTCTTCTCATTATACCGAATGTAAATCCCGCGAAAGTATAGAAACCCCGCAAGACTATTATTACGTCTCACAGAGTTTCTATACTTTCGTTCATATCGGGGACTATTTATGGTTATTTATTCCGTCGAAATCTCCCAAGCGCCTTCGACACCATGACGTGCTTCTGCTCGTAAACGACTATGAGCAAGACTTCCAGAAGACTTCCTGCCACGTTGATCACCGTATCTGGGCTGAATGGGCTGCTTTGCTCTTGGCTTTGCAATTCCATCAGCTTGTCCAGGGTGGTCAGTAGCTTCTTGTACTCCTCGGAGTCAGGCTCAAGGCCTTTCATTCGAGTCAGAACCCTATCAATGGGTTCGTCGAGCTTGGACGGGTTCTTCTGGAAAATATTTGCCATCAGGCATCCTCTCTATGCTCTCATTATAGAGGATGTTTATTACGCGGAACCGGATCAAATGGCCGATCCCAGAATTCCTTGTCCTTATCGACGACCTTGAACACAACCCTTTGTTGCTTGTCGAGCTCGTCAGGATCTCCGTCCAACTGAAGAGCGAAGACCTTCTTTCCTTCAATTCGTTCGATAACGATTTCACCATTGACATCCGCGTTGGAGTTGTTGTAAGCCTTTGTACTGACGCCAAGTACTACACCCAGGAACGTCGTGAGAAGCGCAATGCTACCCACAACCTCTTCACCCGCTGGAAGGTCCCAAATGGCCGAAAGACCGAAATATAGAGACCCAAGTGCTGGAAGACCAACCTGTGTAACGCGCTTGACGTTGTCATATGCTGGATTACTCAAAGTTACAGACATATTAATACTCTCCTGGAATAGCTAGTGTCGGATGTCCGCTTGCGCCTGATTCATCTTCTGCTTCCGCGTATTCCACAACGCGCATAACTGTAGATGATCCAAAATCTCCATCAACAGTGATAAGATCGCCGATGTTGTAATCTCGACGATATCGCAAATTCGCATTATCTGATACATCTGCTTGTGTAATGGAAATTCTTGGTTGTGCCGCTAACGCTTGTCTTCCCCTAGTCGCCATTTTGTTAATAATGGCCGTAAGAGTGCCACCAGCAGGATATGCGGTTAATTGTTCGTCCAGATCATTTGCTTCAACAACCATTGTACGACGATCGTAGTTATCCGCGCCAGTTGGGTTAACAACCTCTTGTACCCATCGCCCAATAACACGCGCCTGCGTCTTTAGTTTCTTATTGCTAAAGAAATACTCCACATTATCAAGATCACCCCTCATCCACGAGAAACGAACCTTGGTCGACACATCGTTGCCCCGATAAACGGTAAAATATGTAATGGGATCCGTTGGGGTTGGGCGAACTGACTTTATGCCAAGATCGTCAACCTTTAGAATCTCCAAAACCGTCTCATGGACACCATTATGTTTTGCGTTGCGTGCTTCAACAGTGGATGCGCCACTACACGTATGATTAACGTCAACGCCAATAAGCGCGTCATCGGTATCAACAGGACTGATTAAGTGTCCTTCTAGGATTGTGACAATCTGATCCCATGTTTGATCAGAGAGCACAACCCATTCACCCACTTGATTCGTGAGGAACGCTTGCTGATCTCCGATAGTTCGATTCTCCATGAAACAAGTAAAACATCTACCTGTGATTGAAAGCGAGGGATCAGCGTCCTTAGGCTGCTTGATCTCGTGGTTTTCCACCATCATCACTACAGATGTCTCGAGATGAGTGAGAAACGACCCAATTGGCAAGGAGTCCACAAGACCGCTGCTAAGAGGCGCCTCAATCTTGAAATCACCTGGGGTTTGATAACGTTCTACCCACAGTACGCTTGTATAATCGTCAATTATTTCACCAACACTAAGCTCTGTTGGATTAGCCGTTACAGAGGACAGTTTGATTAAGTCCATGATTAAATCCCCCAATAGGCCGAATAATGTTTCACTTCCAACCAATCGAAGTTGGCAATCTGCAGGAAATATAGATCGTTTAGGCCCGGGAAGACCTGTGGCCAAACAGAATCAGAAGTAACCTTATCCATCAATTCAATATCGGTACCTACGGCCTTGTTCCAGAAAACCCTCTTATTGCCGAATTCACTAGAGAAGTGAAGTTCGTCATTAGTAAGGAAAGAGGTAGATGGAGTAACCTGGAACTTCCAATCAGGCGTAGTCGGATCATCTTGAATAACGAAAGTAGTAGTAGTCGCCGTGAATTTGACCTTGAAGGTAAACCCGTGAGGCGCGGTTGAAGACTGATCCGTGAGTTTAACTGGATTAGTACTGGGGAGTTCCGCCGGAGGAATATTTATAGGCTGAATTGATCTAAAAATCGGATCAGGACAATTAATCGTCACTTGAAGTTCCGGTGTCTTTGTAAAATATGGAACTTCCATCTTCGTGATGGAACCCTTGATAGCCGAAACTATGGACGAACCGTCCTTGAATTGCAGAGTAAGTTCGCCAAATCTATTAGCCGAAATAAGACGATAAATAGCATCTCTAATTTCGCTAACACTTTCGTTAACGTGAAACACCGGATTCAAAGAAACCCGCATGACAATGTCAATGGGCTTCTTTGTGTATTCATACATCTTCTTGCCTGAGGTTGCACCAAACCCATAGAATTTGGGAATGATGTCTTCAGCGTCAATACCAACCATCGCTCGAATCAAATATCGATGCAGAGGATCTTGTTCTTGAACAGCGAATGTGATCTCTTCGGACAGATCAGAAGTAGATAGAACTACCGACGAAAGTCTCATGCCACATTCAACTCCTCTTTAGCAATTGTGATCTGATTACGAGTTTGCTTATAAATATCGCTAGTTGACAATTGCTTAGGTGCGTAAATATTCTGCTCAAAGCTTACGCTAGATCCACCACTTAGACCAGCCGCAGAATTGTCATCATCGTCTGGAACGTTGGTAGACGCAATGATATTCGCTTGTCGACGAGAGGTGTCTGGCGCGAACGTAGGTTCGTCGCCCATAAGACCACTAATCGTCTTCGCTCCATTGCGAATACGAGTCAAGTCAAGTACAGGCGTAATAACCGGATTGAACTCTGGCATAGCGTCCACAGAATTAACAGCCTTAGAAATACTTCGATTGACAGCCTCTGTGGTCCTCTTAGCCAAGGAAATAGCGCTACGAACAACTCCTCTATCCTGGTTAAGACCAATAGCCATACCCTCCGCCATGAAACGACCAATCTTCATGAACTCCTTGGAAGGAGAACTGATTCCTAGAACGTTTCCGACAGAGTTAAGTGCTCCCTTAGCCACATCAATCGCGCCTTGAGCAACATCGCCAGCCTTAGAAGCCAGGCCTGCGGTCATACCATCAATGATAGCACCAGCGATATTACGACCAGCAGCTCGAAGCTCGCCAGACTTTCGACGAATAACATCGGCCAAAGCATTAAGGAAGTCGATGAGAATATCCGCAGCAGCGGTAGCCAGTCTGATCGTGTTGCTAGAAACTCCCCTGAGGAAGGTAATAACAACATCAACACCAGCCTTGATGACCTTACCTGCGTTCTGACCAAGTCCAGTAACGAACTTGATAACGGCGTTAGAGCCAGAAGTAATAATGCGGCTTGAGTTATTCGAGACGGTGTTAATCAGTGTCGTAATAAGATTTGTAATTGCAACGATAATCTTACTCGAGTTATTGGTCATACCATTGATGAAGTTAACAAGCGCGTTGGTGCCAGCGTTGGAGATACGAATAGCAAGGCCTGCTACAGCGTTGATGAATGTCGTAATAAGCGTTCCCACAGCCGTGATAATCTTACTGACGTTATTCGTCATGCCGCTAAGCATGTTGACTAGAACTTGAACACCCGCGTTGACGACAGTTTGTTGAAGTCCAAGAACCGACACAATAAACGTTGTTATCAAAGTACCAACTGCGTCTGTAATATCGTCGATGCTATCGGTAATACCTGAGATAAACGCAACTATAATATCGACACCAGCATCAATGATTTGTTCGATGTTATCCGCTATAGCACTAAGGAACCTCTCAACGATCTCAAGGACAAGATCTGTAACCTGATAAATATTGTTCCTGATACCAGTAAGAAGTGCAAGTATTAGTTCTATAGCAACCGTTATGATTTGTGGAACCGCTTCTCTAAGTATCTGAAGAATGGCCTCAATCAACGCCAAGAAGAAATCGCCAATCAGAGGCACAAGATCAGTTAGAGTGGTTATAATATGCCCAACAAGAACGCCGAATCCCTTAGCGATAACTGGTGCAGCATCGACAAGAACGTCGATCAAGGCAAGAATGCCTTCACCAAAGCCGGTCAATAGAGCTGGTAGAGCCTTACCTATGGCCTTTAGAGCATCTGTTAGTGCATCGGCCGCCTCAGGTCCAGCTTCACCAAGAAGCTTGAACGCCTTAGCTACGGCCAGTGCGCCTAGACCGAATGCAGCGAAAGCTACACCCAGTAGCAACATAGCCACACCAAGCCCCAAGAGGGCCGCAGTAGCTCCAGTGTTTTGAAGCAGAACAGCCGCAAGTCCGAAGACAGCCAGAGCAAGCGCGATTGCACCGATAGCCTTGGCCAAATCCCCGAATGGGACCTTGGCAAGAGATATAAGTACTCCTGCTAGAACAGCTAGCGCGGCTGAGACAATCAGCATGGCCGCTGCGCCGGCAAGAGCTCCGGACATGGTGTTTACCGCGACGACTAATATGAGAAGAGCTGTGCTCATGGCGAGCAAACCCCTGCCCATCTCTTCCCATGACATGGTGCCAAATATCTTTAGTGCGGCGGCAATGAGATTTAGTGCTACACCGACTGCGATCAGACCCACCGAAGTAAGAATCATCTTCGGACCGGGAGGCATTCTCTTCATTGCAAAAGCGATAAGAAGCAATCCACCAGCAATACCGAGGAAGCCCTTACCCATAGTCTCCCATTCCATGGTGCCAAATATAGCTACAGCACCTGCAAGAATGTTTAACGCGGTAGCAATGAGAATAAGACTAGCGCCTTGTAGCACCATATTCGCGGGCATTAAATGCATTGCACCTGCCATGATAAGCAGACCTGCGGCGACACCGGCGAATCCCTTGACTAGGGTGTCCCACTCCATAGTAGCAAAGAGGGCAACCGCGCCGGCAAGGATGCTGATAGCCGTGGACATCGCGACAAGCCCAATGCTGGCGAGAATGATGCTTCCCGCGTTCTTGGACAAGAGGATGGCTGAAGTAGTTAGTACCGCAAGCAATATTGTAACGCCGACAAGACCCTTAGCAAGGTCCTCCCAACTCATAGTCCCTAGTACTGCTACAGCACCAGAGAGAATAAGAATCGCCGTACTTAGAAGTATCATGCCTCCGGCAATGGCTGAGAACGTTGCCCCATTCAGAAGCCCAACGTCCATAGTATTAATGATGGCAAATGATGCCATAAGCTGGGCGAAACCTACAGCCATGGCGGTAAGTGCCTTGGTCAGATCTCCGGAATCAATAAGTGACAGAGCCACAACAGACGCAGTAAGCAGAGCCACTGCGCCAGCGATCTTAAGCAACGCATCAGCGCGGATGCTGGTTTGCATTGCGTCCAAGACACCGGTAAGCTCTTCGAACGCGTTACTGATGTTACCAAATATGCCACCGCCAAAGTCGAAGTTGATTCCGCCGGACAAGAACTTGGCAATAAGAAGACCGATACCGCCGAGAAGAGAGACGTTCAGCGCGTCAAGGACAGCGTCGAAATCCCCGGGGGCCATAGAATCAGCAAGCTTTTGGCCCAGTTCTTGGAACCAGTTACCAATAACTTCCCCGACATTATCGAGAATATCGCCTACGCGATCGGCAAAGTTCTTAATAGGCTCCCAAAGATCCCCAAGTCTCTTGAACAGATCAGCCAACGGGCTAAATCGTTGCTCAACACGACCCGCTGCTTCGCCCATTCCATCAAACGCGTCAACGTCAAACCCATCAAAGAACTCGATAACCGAGGCCTTAAGTTCCTTGAAGAACTGGATAACGCCTGGAATAGATTCTGTCAGATGATCAAAGAACGCCTCAATATCCTTACCTTGGTCAAGACCTTCACGAAGACGCGTGAAGAAATCGGCGACGTCCGCGGTGAATTCGACCAGTTTACCCGATCCAAGACCGGTAACTTGAAGAACTAGATCCTTAATAAATCCGACACCATTCTTAATGATCTCCCAACCAATATCCAAGGCTGAGAACAGACCTGTAAAGATCCTCTTAATGTTCTCGATCGTCGTTTCGCTGGGCTTTAAACTCTTCGTGAATTCAGCGAACGATTCTGTGATTTCGAAAAGGCGCTTGGACGTAGTCGCTGGGAAAATATCTCGGAAAGCTTCCTTGACCGGTGCAAGAATATCGCCAAGCGATTTGAACGCGTCAGACAGGCTCTTAATCAGAACGTCTCTGCCTCCGAGCTCCTTCCAACCTGAAAGAAGTTCGTTACGCGCGTCTGCATTTCCCTTGACGAACCCGCTGATGGAATCGTTGATATTAGTAAAGAGAACAGTAGCTTCTTCAAAGTTACCAAATATAGTTCGGAAAGTTTCTGACCAACCTGAACCAATGGTCTCCTTCACGGTACTTAGAAGCTGGCTAAACGTTCGGATCTTCGTAGCAGCTTCGACACCGCTTTGACCTAGTTCTAGGATCTCTGCGGCCTGCTGCTTCGTGTACCCAATGGACAGAAGCTGGGCCTCTGTCATCTCTCCTGTGAAACCTTTAAGAGTGTTGGTCAGAACCTCTCCGGTCAACCAACCTTCCTGAAGAGAATCTCGGAAACTATTACCCTTGGACGTCCACTCTTCGAACGTCGTCCCAACCGGCGCGTCCGTGATCGTGCCCATAGCGACACCGGTCTCGAACAGAGCCTTTTGGAAGACCTCACCACCCATACCCGCGTTGACAACCGAGTTCCAGTCCATAAGTCTCAGAGTGCCAGTTGACACGGCCTGAGACAGCTGGTACATGGCTGTAGCAGCCTGATCCGCGCTAGAACCAGAGATAGCTGCGAGGTTGGAAATACCTTTAATAGCGGAAACTGAAGTATCCAAATCAACGCCCGCGGCGGTGAACGTACCAATATTCTTGGTCATCTGACCGAAGTTATAAATGGTCTTGTCAGAATATTCGTTCAGCGTATCAAGAGCATCATTGACTTCAGCAAGCCCGGTACCATCAGCTCTCGTGTTGGCCAGAATAGTCTGAATAGAACCGATGTTAAGTTCGTATTCTTTGAAACCGTCAAGAACTGGAGCCAGGCTCAACGCCTGTACGATACGGGCACCTGCAGTGATTGCCGCGTGTGTTATGGTAGCAAGTGCAGTGACTGCGATGGTGCTAAGCGCTAAGAATCCCGAACTAACGGTTTGCACCGCATTGCTCATGGGATTGAGGTCGACCTTCTTAGCAGCCGCGCTAACATCGGCCAGACCCTTATGGGCACCAGTAAACTTAAGGGCCTTGTCCAAATCAGCCAGGGCCTTAAGAGTGCTTTGGAGCTTCTTTTCGAATGCGGCGTTATCGAACTCCATCCGCACTACTCTGTTGTCGACGCTAGCCATTTGTCACCTGCCTCCAAACATCCTCTAGGATCTGATCAAATATAGGGCGCATCGCTGGATTAATATAATCTCGGCCCTGAACATACCCACCAGTTCCTGTGCCGTGCCCATACTGAATTATTACTGCAACATTAACGCCATCGTCTTCGTTCGTGTTGAACCAAATAATAGAATATCGGCCTTTTGTACGAAGAATCTTATAACCCCATGAACTGGCGGTTTCACCGGTCTCACTGGGAGTAGCACTAGAAAGGGCGGCAACACCAACGCGTCCATGACGTTCCAAAGAAGCAAATATTTTTTGAGGTTTAAGATTCTCCAAAAACCCTAACGTCTTTGCGAAGTTGCCAACGGACGTGGTGCTGATCATGATTTAGGTAACCACCCCATAGTCAACGATCCAAAGCTTGCGCTTGAGAGTGCTCGAACCAGAAGGAGTGATGTTTGATCCAGTTGTGACCTTACCCGCAAACACATCAAAGTCATCGGTTGCCTGCGTCGTTGGAGCAACCCAGAAAACTTGACCCTTAACCGGTTGATAACTAACGCCAGTAACACCCGGGTGAATCGAAGTAAACCTATCGAGATTGGTACCGTTCAATCTGCACCAAAAATCCCATTCAGCATCAACGTCAACACTAGCAAGTTCTACTAGAAAATCAACGTTAATACCATAGGTACGACCAGCAACAACAGAGACGTTATTCTTAACCAGACCCGGGATGGCGCCACTAACTGACATAAGCGATCCAGCAGTAGTAACTTGTACTGGAACACCTCTCATGGTGGTCGGACCAGCAGGACCAGTTGGTCCGGTAGCACCGTTGGTACCATTAGTACCAGCAGCACCGGTTGGGCCAACAACCTGACCAACATTGATTTCATCTGTACCGACAGTGGTGAAAACGAGTTCGCCATCAACGATTTCCGCGGAAGCGATAGTATCGTTTAGAATTTCATCCATGTGCTCTTTTGTGTACGACTGTACTATGGCCATATGTCCCCCGTATCGACGGCGCTACTTTCGATTTCGTAAGTGAACGGGTTAAGATACGTCGCTGTAGGCGTATCAATTTCAAATGTAATGGGGTCAATCATGGTAATAATACCTTCCAGCGGAGTTTCAGCAGTCCAACTACCATCCCCATTATCGGTGATAATGAACCGAGCCCATCTTTGAACGAAAGTAACAAGACCATTCAAATCTGGCAGAAGCGGATCTGCTTCAACAGTTCCATAAATAATGTCTTCAATATCAGACAACATCATAGGATCGATTTTTCGACTATCGATCACGACATGTGCCGTTGGACGGAATTTGTCTACGTGCTCTGGTATCGCCGAAATATCCCACTCAAAATCAACAGGATCCGTATCCAAAGACATAGTTTGGTAGACTTTGGAGGAAGGAATAGCGATTAGATTGTAAAGAAGATGGATCTTGTATCCCATTTGTGCAGTGTCATTATTGATTTCGGTCCTATACGACAGACCAAACCTTGCCTTGGGTTGATTTGCCAGATAGAATCCGGCTTTTCTTACATCCAAACCCTCATACAAAAGGAATTCGTCTGGATAAGTAAACGCTTTCAATTTACCGGAGAAATCTCCAAGAGTTACAAGTTCTGCGTATTTATAACCATCGAAATAGAGGGGTTCGACTGAATCATCATTAGATTCCTCGACCGAAGTCAAGCCGTTCCAAACGATTCCCTTGCTATCAGATCCATAGAACACACCTCGGCTAACACCATTCTCATAGAAGCGTTCGCCTGCTTGGTCCCAAACAAGTGTTGTCATTTAACCTCCAATCATCCACTGGTGTTTAGTTCTGCTCGTCGCTTCTCGTTTAAAGCGTGATTTCGAGCAGCCAACTCGTGCCGAGACATCTGCTTTGGTTTGGAATTCTTAAGATTACAAATACGAATTAACGAGAATAGTCTATTTAAGTGCCACGTCTGACACTCAAATGGAACGTTAAACGCGACCATCCAATAATAAATAAGCTCCGAGGTGATAGTTTCACCCCGACCTTTGGTATCTGGCATAGTACCAAACGTAGTTGCAGACTCAGACGAATCAATGTATGCGTTAATAGCCATCATGTTTTCTTGTGAAAGTCTGGATACAACATCTGGTGGATAATTATGAGAAATAATCATAGCCTCTACGTATAGCCTGATCTCATGAGGAGACTTCTCATCTTTAGACAAGAAAGGTTTCTTTACCACAGACTCCCATTTTGACAATGAGACCAGAGAATGCTCTAGCGTCAATTCAACGTCGCCAACAGTCTGAAACGTCTCTGTTGTTTCGTCGTAGAATTCATCACCTTGGATTAGTAGATTAAGCATTCTCCAGCCTCCTATGTCAGAATTACGGAGCGAACAGCGCGATAACCGCATCCGGCGTAGGAAGCGCGGGCTCTGTAGCAACAGCACCGTAGAGCAGCGTCTCGAGAGCCGTCAGGTCAGCCGGAGCAACCGTCGTTGAGTCGATGGTGATGAGTGAGGTAGGTCGAAGACCGGTCACCGGGACAGGGGTGGTCGTCACTTCCCAACTGAAGGTGATGGCCTCTGGGGAATCGTTGACCGTGTTGTAAGCCTTCTCGGAAGGGGTAGCGCTACAACCGTAAACGAGATGCAACTTGTACCCAAGAGCATCGCCCTCGAGGTCGTTGCCAAGACGAGTCCGATAAGACAGGCCGAAGATTCCGCGACTCTGCTGACCAACGGTCACACCAGGCTGAGGAACGGAAAGACCGTCAAACTCAGCGAATTCGGGCGGATAGGTATACGCCTCGATGGTCGCACCGAACTCCTCCAACGAAATCAAGTTCAAATACTTGATGTTGTCAGCGTAAGTCGGGTTGGCCTCGGCACCAGTTGGCGTCTCCTGAATGCTAATGAGACCGTTCCAAGCGAAACCTGTGTCATACTCACCCGTCACATCAGGAACGTAAAGGACGCCGTGGTCGACGCCGGTCTCAAAGAGACGCTCGCCAATCTGGTCCCACAAAAGAACTGCCATGATCTCCTCCTAGAAGAACAGTTTGAAAACGTTATGGTTCAGGTTGTCGGCTGTGAAAAAGCGATCGTGTACACACTTAGGTAAAGCCGCTATCTTGTCTGGGACTTCGCTCTCTGGATCGCGATCAATTACGGTCACCAGATAGCGATTATCCAACGAATACGGCTTATTCTCAGCCCAAGTAGGAACAATAAGTTCCCGATTATAAACAATGCACGGATATTGTATCGTCACATTGTTTGGTGGCTGAAAATATACATGATCGCTGTCAAGAATCTCAACTAATAGGTCTTGAAGGTCACGGCGTAGGCCCATTATAAACACCTCCTAAAGTAAACAGGAGGCGAGGGGGTTTGACTTCGATTGAATCAACGGTCCATTTAACCCCCTGCCACACTACATATTTAATGCTATAAAAGTGTTTATTAAGGTTTTCATCAGCGACAATGCTGATAGAATTGTTAACGCTAAGGTCGTTATTAACGTTATCACCTGACTCTGTTTTCATAGTATCACGAAGAACATCGCCAGTATAATCGACCTCAGTAATAACATCTACCCAAACGCCAGAACCTGGAAGGGTTTCTTGGGATTCTCCGTAGCCAACTACTCCAAAGAATCTCATTCGAACTCCCAGTTAGAAATGTTAGGCCACCGGACGCGTGAAGGTCCAGCTCTTGTCCTCGCTCGTAGCGAAGTAGAAACCGGCGTTCGGAGTAGCCACAACCTCGAGGCTTGCGCCCTCGGCCAGAGCAGCCTGAGCACCAGTCGCCAGAGTAGCGTCAGTGACACCATTCTTGTAGGTCACACCAGTGGTGGCCACGATGGTAACAACACCGGTCGCAGGAACGAAGGTAGGCGCGTTCGGAAGAACGGCCACGTCATCGCTCTCAACCTTCTTCACAACCATGGCCGACTTCAGCTTGGTCAGAGCGCCGGAAATGCGCGTCTCGATCAGGTACTTATACTGGTTGAAGTCGATGTCGAAGTCGTCGAAATTGGTGACCTGTCCACCCTTGTCCGCGCCGATGCTGTAGTCCGACATGTTGACCAACACGGCCACAATATCGGGCTCGGTCTCAAGGACCTCGACCGGAACAATAGAAGTCACGCGGAGCTCGGTAGCAAGCTCATCAAGAGTCCGATAGATCCGACGTCCAAGCGTGTCCTTCAGGAGCAGGAACTGGGCGATGTAGAGTTCCGTGGTGTACATGGTTGGCTGACCACTGCCACGATAGTGCTGACGGTTGGAAACGATCGCATCGATCATCTCCTGAACGCTCGAACTGGCATCGTCAAGGTTGACATTGACGACAACTGTGAAGAGCTCATCGTCAGTTGCGATGGGGCGGATGTTCCCCTCGGGGATCTTGTCTTCATCATCAATGGCGCGTCCGTCGCCCATCAGGATAGCACGGGCGATTTCCTCGTCAAGCATCAGACGCATCTCGCCTCGCATCCACTGCACCACATCGAAATCAGTAATGTCGATGATGTCGTCGCGGTCAAGCTTCTGCTTCTTGTAGATGGTCGCAGGAGTGGTGGTCCGACTCGCGGTACCGAAGAACTCTTCCTTCTTCATGGCACCCTTGATGTAACCCTTGGCCCGCGCCTCGTCGAAGTTGAGGTCAGCCCAATGGGTCTTGATGCGGGAGAACGGAGTCTTGCGCGCCCCGCTGAGAACACCATTCACCCACTCGGTCCGACGAGCAAAGAACTCCGGAGCGGAGGTAAGGGCCTTCGCCTCGGGAAACAGGGTATCAATGTCGTTAATGCCGTGAGCAAGGGTGTAGTTCTCGAGGGCCGCCTTCAGCGAACCACCCTTGATGGCATCAGCCATAATGCCCTTGACGTCCTCATGGGACAGAACATGGGCCGAGCCCTCACCGGCATCCTTGCCCTGCTCGAAAACGTTCTTAGTCACGCCAGTACCTTCCTGATTGGTGTTGTTATTGTCGACGTTGCCGTGTTCTGCGGAATTAGTGTTGTCATCCGCGCTGTTCTTAGCGGCGAGAGCCTGTCCCACCATGTAATGAACGACATCCTTCTGCTTGTCGCTGAGCGACTCGTAGATGTCTTCGACGGTCTCATCTGAGGAGTTATCCGTGGAGGAATCGTTCTTATCTTCGGTCTTGGTAGCGTCCGCATGCTCCAACTCAAGGCCGCTGTAAATAATGGCCTCATCATCTAGAACATCATCTCCATCAGAGTGACTGACAGTGACGTTCTCAATAAGCGCGCCAGGGTTGGCGCCGGAAAGAACCAGACTAACCTCGCGGATGTTCCCGTGAACAACTCGAGCAGCGCGCTCGATAAGTTGGTTGGCCCAAATCGAAAGCATGTTGATATCGCCATGCTCGAGAAGACCCTTGGAATGCTTAGCCTTCGTCGATTTGTTGAAGAATCCGTAGGCGTAAACACCGTCCTTGCGATCTTCAAGGATGGCATGCCCAAGAACATTCTCGGGATCACTGTGACCGTGCTGCCAGACGAGCGGAACTCGAACCTTGTCCTGATGACGGAACGCCCCAGGCATAATCGTTCGACCGTCGGAGCACTTGACTCCGGCCTTGGTCGCGTAACCGCTGAAATCAGCTTCAGCTTCCATTTTGACGGATCCTTTCCAAGATTTTATCAGGTTCTGTTTGAGGCATGTTGCTGTTGACCAACTTGTCTGCCTTAGGATCTGAGGAAGGAGCAATTCCGATGAACCCTCTGATCTCATTTGACGTTAGGATCTCGTTCCTAGTAAACTTGTCCGCAATCTCTGCAATGTCTTTAAGCGGAATGAGTTTGAACGGATCTCTGAAATACTTAATGTGTTGATTCGATGCTGCGCCTGCAGAACCTAAGAAAGTCCTTTGCATAGACTCAATGATCGCATCGAGAATGGGTTTGACCGTGCGGTTGAAGTAATTGATCATAGCCGCTTCATCAGCCGTGCCATTCATCACTTCTTCTGTAAGACCTAGCTGGTTATAAAGCAAGTTAGTGAGATACTCAACCTGCTTCAAGAGATTGTTCTCGGCGGGTCTATTAAGCTGAGTAATCTTCTCGGTGCCATCGATGTACGCAATTCCGTACTGACTACCCCGCAACTGAAACTCGATGTCTTCTTTTCGAGCTTCGGCCTGTTGTTTACGAGCCTCAGACTTGATGACATAAGGAAGTTGGATAATAACGTCCAGTCTCCCAGAACTCGACTGTTCATCAACGGCATCAAGGAGACCGAGCTTCCTGATCAATCGCTGAAGAGTAGAGTTTTGCTCGTTCATAACCGCGTACAACGGGTTTTCAACGATGGCTACATTGCGCTTCTCTAGAAGAATCTCTTCTCGCTGGCCTTTAGCTTCATTATAAACATTAATTCGGACATGGGTAGGATACCAAGCCGTGATTTCGCCAACTCGCATTGTATAGATGTCAAAGTTGCCAGTCTTACTTGGGTTCACCGAAGTGTCGACAGGAACAATAGCAACGACACCTTGATCGAACAGTGACAACGCTATGTCTTGTCTAAACGCTCTAGGACCTTGGTCGATGTTTGGTTCCAAAGTAAGACATTTATTCAGAGGACTTTCAACATCATTCGTATAACGATCTTGATCATCCAACTGAACGTGTTTAATCAAGATTTCCGCAACATCAATGCTTAGTTTCGTATAAATAGAAGAGATAATGGACCGCTCATTATAGATACGCAACGGCGATCGAGATGGAGAAGTCCCGCCAAAATACGACGTTGTCCCATACGCTAAATTTTCAGTCTCAAGCTTAATGTTTCGGAAGGCGTTCCAACTTCGCTTGATTCGATCCAGAATAGGCAAGTTTCACCTCCCTCTTACTTGGTTATGGACAAACATCACTCGAACGCCTCCTTATTGGCTTTGTAAGCCACATAAGCGTCCATCATGGCTGAAACATTATCGATCTTTTCTTCGGCTCGTTTCTTTAAGAGCTTTCGGTTACCGTTTGTATCCTCCAAAGTAACCGCATTACCCATAGCAAAGGACATGAGAACTTGGTCGAAGATAAGTTTCTTCTGTTCGGCAAGGATTTTAAGCTCCCCAAGAGGAACCGATTCAGTCCTTGCGCCCTGAATAACCTTCTCAATTCCGTAAGGGCCGTTCTCAACTTCCCACCTGGCAACAAATTCTTTAGCGTTATATGGGTCAAAACCTAGACATCTTACATCGTATTCGTTGGCAGTGATGAACGATTCCAGGTCTTCATAGACCTCCGTCATGTCCAAAACGGTGCCTTCTAGTACATGAAGGCTCCCTTCGGAGATGAATTCTTCGTATTTGATTCTCATAGCTGCTGGAAGTTTCATTAATGTCAAAGAAGTTATGTAACTTCTGGTTTTAACGCCGAATGCGTAATCACCAATAGGAAATAGAAGGGTAAACGCGCAGAAATCGTCTCCCTGAGACAAGTCCGCACCTAACGAACACGGCATCCCCCAGAATTCCCTAGCTCTGTGCGGCAAAGTCTCTTCATAAGTGAAGAAGTAAGTATAACCTTCCATTGGTATCCCAAAACGCTTCGCCAGGATATCGTTTCTAGAAGCAGGAGCTTTCTCAGCTCGTTCAACATCTAAATGATACGTATCGTAGGTAACCGTCTTGCCCAAGTTAGGATTAGCCTTGACCCAGGTGGCAGGATCGGCTACTTCGGCAATGTCGTCAAGTTTGTAATGCCAAATCGAAACATGCGGCGCTTGATACTCACCTCTAAGTATGTCTGCGAGTTCCATTTTGACGTTGTCACCAGAACCGTTCCGAACTGTTCCTTCAGAACTGATAGCAACGATCAAATAGTCCTCCATCTTGGAGGCACCCTGTTCGATTGCGCCAACAACGTCCTCTCTTAGATCACCAGACAACCACTCATCCACCGTTGAAACTTTAGGTCTCAGACCCTGAAGTTTGTTGATCGTCATGGGTCGAACTTCAAGCAAAGATCCAGTAAGAAAGTTCTCAATGCCCTTCTTAGTGGAAGCCAACTTCTGACGTTGAGCTCTGGATCCAGTTGTGTTTTGAAGAGAACCCTCTGTCAAGAACTTGAACAGTGGGCCCCTACTTCTGATGATGGATGTCCTAAATGGAGACATGACCTCATCAGCCTGTTTCATCGTTGGTGAGGTCGTAATCTGGTGTGTGGTTGCAGTATCAACATTAAGGAAGTATGCTTGAATGCAGTATGCATACATCGACTTGGCTGAACCTCTAGCGACAATCAAGAACTGCTTAGTGGTGAGTCTCTTCTTAACCAGCTTGTTGACATAATGCCCACCATGACCATCCTCGTTTGGAGTGTACACGCTTCTTTCTACGAAGAAGTACCACCCAAAGATTTGTTCAGCCCAAAGTTTGAACGTATCCAGAAGATGAAGGTCGGTGCCATCTGTCAACGTTAGTTCGAACTCGCAATACTTGATGAATCCATCGATAGCCCTATCGTCGTAGTAGACGTTTGGGTTAGCGATGAGAGCATCAACGCGATTCATCTCTAGAGAGATCTCTCTGTTTACAAGAATGTCTCCCCTGAGAACAGACTCTCTAAACACCCCATAGTAGTAAGGAGTTTCGGTATTAGATAATGCCATCGCTCCTCCTACTTAAGCCGTCTAGTTGCCGCCTCACCTACACCTTCGCCAAACTTAGACGTAAGAGCTGCTCTTACCGCGAGAAGACCTGCCCCGGTAAGAACCGTCTTAGCAACTCTACTACCCGAACTAGTCAGGATGTCGGCGACAAGCTTCTTTCCCTCTGAAACATCTTTGCGATTAAGTTGATTGTACTTCTTCTCGGTTTCCATTCGCTTAATGCGTTTTCCGAGCTCTATATCGCTAAGTTTCTTAGGAGCCTTGGTAAACGTGGTTCGCTGGGAACTGGACCCACCAGAAGAAGCTTTACGAACACCCCACTTCATTCCCTTTTTACCGTAGTGACTTAGAACGTCCTCTACGGGATTACTCACGGAGCCACCTCCTCAGGGTCTGGGAGGAGCACTTCACGAAACATGTTCAGTCTCCACTCCAATTGTGCGATTTGGTCGTTCATCGCTTGGATTAGAAACGATGTTCCAGGGGGATCGAACAACATTCGAACTCTCAGATAAATATACGTCTTGGTCAGATGAAGTTGATTAGGAGGAACTTCGAAAGCATCCCACTCTTCTGTAGAATCTTCGATGAAGAAGCCCTCTTCTGGACCAACACCCAACTGATTAATAGTAGAGAAAGCGGCATTAATGTGAGTTATAATATCCAAGTCAAACACGGTATAAGCCGCGTCCACACCTAGAATCTTCTTAGTGTCTGTTAGGATGCTAGCCACTGTGATTTCTCACCTCCTTAGAAACTACGTCCTACCATTCGCAACACGAATGATCTCTTCCTTGATGTTGTTGGGATCATAACCCGCGGCAGCAAGAGCGCGACGACGCTCAATACCGAGTCCCCACTTACCAGCAAGAACTTCCCTGGCTACATCGGTGAGACTCTTAGTTTCCTGGAACTCCTTCTCGACATCGAGTTCCTGACCGTCGGTTACAACCGCGTCTGGACCTGTGATGCTCGAATCTGTTTCGTCATCCATCGATCGTTCCTCCTTTAGACTACCAAAGTTTCGTATCACCTTGTTTTCTTGCAACAACAACCTTCGGAAGTTGTAAATTATTACCATAATGTATGGCATTATGAGTCCTTTTGGTTGTTGTTATAAGGTATTCTGGGTTCGTCATCCAGTCTTCGCCATTGCGAATATCGTCTACAGTCATGGGATTCATGTGATGAACAAGAATCTCTAGATGAATTTCATGCCCAGAAATACCCAAATCGCAGCCATTATCTCGCACAATTACGGCTTGTCGGACATGTTTCCATGTCCAAGATGTATAAAACTGTTGATTAACCCAACGATCGAAGCCGAATGTTGATCGCCCAACAGATCCACCCAGCTTCAAATATTCGAATCTATCTTCGAAGGTGTGAAAGAACTCAAGTTCGGAATATGTTCTAATCTTCGTCATCGACCTGAGGTTCCTCCTGTCCCGCGTAAGATCGCATCGCATTCAGAGCATCTGCGTAAAGTTCTTCAACCTTCTTACCTGATTCCATGGCTTCTACCTTGGAAACAAGGAGTTGGTTCTCTCGACCCAGACGCTCTTGTTCCAATTTCTCTCTGGTAGAACCAAGTTTAAGATAATGCGTGATAACCTGAGACGATGCAGTACCATCGATAAGTTGTTTCTCGACCAGATCAATAGCTAAAGAGACCAGTTGATTCTCTCTACCTTCTTCGGTAGTAGCGGGCCTCCGTCTGGGCCTACGGTTACCCGGCATTTGGTCTCCTTTCTATCAATCAACCGATAACAAGCTTGTGCCAGGTATGGGGTCCAGCAACTCCATCAGGCGTTAGACCGTTCTTCTTCTGGAAATCGATCACGACATGATTAGTCGCGGGCCCAAAGGAACCGTCAACCGTGAGGTTATAACCCTTACGATTGAACTGCTGCTGCCAAAGCTCGACCGCGTGACCAGTAGAACCCAGCTTGACAGTTCCTGGGTATTCGGGAATACCGACCGCCGGAGGACACTGAGCGCCCTTGACTCCGAAGAGATCCACAACCGTAGCAGCGATAGCGATCGCAACACGGTCAGGACCCTTTGGGGAAGCAAGAAGCTGGGAATCCTCCATCTGAGGATCAGGATCCGGGACATTCGAATGGAACCCTCCCTCAGTGATGATGGCAAAGTCATTGCCTTGTGCAAGGGCACGACGAACACCGTAATACCCAGCCAGCGCGGCGGTGTAGTTGTCCGGACGGAATCCGTTAGTCCAGCCGTTACGCTGGTAATGAGCCTTCCAAAGACGACCCGCCTGACCACCTCGGGCGTTCTGATAACCCACCGAAGCACCCTGAGCACCAGGAGACCGAGACGAGTCGTAGTGGATGGCAAAGAACGCGTCGCCATGGTACAGGGTGTCAGGTACATCGGCGTCAATGATACGAACCGCATGGCCGACACCGTTGATACGAACGCGACAACGCTCAGCTGCCTCGATCGCGAACTTCTGCTCACCAGGGGCGCCAGTCGCGCCAGTCTTTCGAGGAACGTGTCCCCTCTGAATCACGATCAACATGACGTCCTCCTTCTTTCATCAGGTCAAAGTTTGCGTGCGGAGAAATATCCGTATTCGAAGTACCTTGTGTTACGGATGTGATTACCGACCAACCCACAATAACCTGGTTCGTCTGGATACATAGCTCCAGGCGCAGGATCATTTGCAGCGGCGGCAGCAAAATCATAATTGTTTACTGCTTGTGGATCGCTCCAATCAGGCTCGGGATCGAACTGACGCCAGGCCTTTACTGAAAGCTTACTACCAATAAGTCTAGACTTGAGCCAGTATGGCCACCAACGACGAGCTGACTCTGACGGAGGAGAGATTATACCGAACTCGGGCTTAGCCGTAACGTTTGCACCGGCTTCTGCATCAATCATTTGTATAAGACCAGAGCCAACGTTGGCTATAGCCTGAGCCGTAGCAATATCAAACGTTGAGTCAAGTAAAGTATCGACAATAGCTGGCGTACCAATCTCAAGCCCATTAAGATTAGCAGGAGTCACATAATACGTATTAATAACACCAAAGAAGTTTACTCGTGCGACTCCATAGATGTTAGCAACACGAAGTAGACGAGCCTCAGAATATGACTTAGCACCACCGTTGGTGCCAAGATCAAGGGTATCTTCCGGTGCTTCTGTCGGATCCATGTTCCACACATTGGCGTTGATGACGTTAACATCGCTTAAAAAGATGTTGTTGCTAACGGCGATCGCGCGCCAACGACCATCCACGTCATAATATCCTCGATGGAAGTGACCACCTTGCGGAATGGCTGGGTTAGTACCGGTAGTACTGAACACATCAGAACCATATACTAAAGTGGTGATCTCCGAATCCATCCAGAGAGTGTCATCTCTGGGATACGCCTTACGCAGGCTGGCTTGCGCGGCGGTGTTTGTGATTCTACCTCTACCGGCAACCACAGACACGGTTTGGTCAGCTTCATCGCCAAGAGGAAAGTCATCATTAAGCAGGACTTCGGTAAAAGGAGTCCAACCATCAGTGGACCAATCGTGAATGATCTCTTCTGGCATAAACGCTAGTGTAATGTCGCCGCCGGGATCATCATAGCCAATGCTAATGTTGTCGCCAGCAATTAGTGAGGTGGCAACAGCATCAATGGCTTCTTCTTCGGTCAAACCACCAGGAGATCCTGGAACACCCGGAGGGCCTTGTGGGCCTGAATTGATTACCGATACCGCCCGAGATGTCGGATTAACAATAATCCTTTGAGTACGAGAAAGGACGTTGATCTCGCTCATGCTGTCACCGTCCCCTGGAAGCTTACCTCTAATGGTCTGTCAAACACGGCCAAAGGTTCTCCCGCGGAGACTCTCTTAAGATCCATGTAACCACTATCAACCGTAACTCCTGTGACAGAGTTATCAAGAAGCAATTCCAAAAGACCGTCTACACCATCGGTAACAAAACTCACAGTCCAAGTAGCAATAAGAGCGGAGGTAGGATCTTGTTCGGCCCTGATCTGACTTGTGATGACGTCGGTTGAGACGTCCATCCCGAGATCGACGATGATTGTGTTCGTTCGGTTCTTGTGGACGATCACCTTGTTAGACATAGTCCCGACCATCCCTATAATGTGCCAATTGGAATGCCTGACATTCATCACCGGTACAGATCGCCACCTTGTCAAAGGCAACCATCACTGGGGAAGAATCGGCATTCCAAGTACCTTCAGGACCCACGGTCAAATGAGGAATGAAAGGGAAATCGCTAGCGTCCCAATCCTGAATAAGTGAGCGCATCTTAATGAGCTCGAGATTCGGGTGGAACCGAAGTACGTCTACCTTTGGATTGTCGTCTGTGCCCTCTCCGAACACATCCTTGACCAAGGTCCTGAGAGTGATCGGAGCGCACAACGTTGCGATTGAAAGGGCGGCCTTACTCAAACCGTCCATATCAGACGCGGACAGATCAGTCTTCTTACCCGCATAAACCAAAGTTAAATGAGGGAGTTGAATGTTGGCCCAATCCGAAATAATCGGAAGAAGAGCCACCATAACCTTGTCGTCGTTTTCCACGCAGCTCTCCTTCTAAAGGACTAGGTATCGATGACGCCCGCGGTGCGAAGCTTGCCGAGAAGGCTGTTCAAAACCGTGCGAGTCGCAAGAGCATCAACGCGAAGCGCATCATACTCAGCCTTGGTGGGCGCAGCACCAGCGGCAACCACGGAGGTAACAGCACCAACGTCAGCCTGAGCAGCAGCTTGTGCGGCAACAACATGCTCGGTGCCGTCCACGTTGAAGAGAGCAAACTGCTCAACGGTCTGATGCGGATTGATTGCACTCTGAGGGACCACAACGGCCTGCGTGGTCTTCTGATGTTCTCCCACTTGATTCTCCTTGAGTTTGAACGTTGGTCTTATGACAATTACATTGACACTCAGCGTTACAATACTTGCACTGTCTTCGACAAAGATCACGAAGCCCGTGTTGACAAGCGGTGGAAACATAAACATGATCTGTCATGTGATCTCCAGGGGATGACACGGGCAAAAACTTTCTCAGAAATGTCCCCCCGGGGATTTTTTGGGG